TACAAGAGTGTTCGTAAAAAAAGAAAATGCTTATAGTTATAATGATGCTGCCCTTATATGTAATGACATAAAAGCGTTTTCTATAGGATTAAAAATAAGCGAAAGATTAAAAACAAGACGTTCATTAAAAACAAAAGGTGTCAAATTAAATGAGGTTTCCACCGCATATCCGATATATGAAGATAATCACGTATATTTATATGAAGATACAAAACAAGAACGTTTGATGAAACAAATGATAGCGGAATTTGCTATTTTTGCTAACTCTTTTGTTGGTGAATATTTGAAAATTCATTTGAATACCGGTATTTTTAGAACATGTAATGCGAGAGAATGGTTACAAACTGTGTATAATGATATATCCGGTGAAGAATTGTTACAGGAAATAATAACAAACGGTATCCGGGCTGACTACATGGCTAACATACAATCACACGATTTGGTAGGAATGCCCGAATATTGTCATTTTACATCACCGATTCGTCGTTTATCTGATTGTGTATGTCATTATTTGTTGAAATACATTTATTTCAAACATAAAAATTATAATATACCTTTTTCCGAGAAAGAATTAGACCAATTAGCCAGAAAATGTATGAATACCACACGTTTTGAGAAGAAAAATCAATATTTAGATATCAAATTTCGTTTATTACAAGTAATGGCGAATATGATTTATGAAAGAAAACAAATAACTATTGAATATTATATTACTGGTTATAGTGGTTTATTCCTGAATATTATTATTTGTAAAATAAATGAGTTTCACGTCCATATGTCATATACACTACGTGTTCGTGATTATGCGATGGATATTGATACCAAAAAAAAAGATTTTATAATTATTAGACGTGTGAATTGTTTTACTGATTACGACGAAAATACAATTCCGGAATTAGATGCATACATTTTGAACTAGAATTTCACCAAAATATAACAATGAAATATTTTTATATAATGAAATTTATATAAAAATTATATGGCACTATGTAAAAATCATGTTGATTTATCATTTTATTCATTTACATTCTCTGGAGGTGTATCAAACTTTTTCAACGTAATTTTTTTTGAAGTTTTTTTCGCTCTTATCTTTTTGGGCTCTTTTTTTTCTTTTTCTTCAACGGCTTCTTTTAATTCTTCTACTATTTCTTCATCTCGTTTATCATCTATTTTTCGTTGGTTTTTGATAACATCGCTCATTTTTTGTACATCTACATTTCGCACTTTTTTGAATACAAAGTATCTGTTCAAAAAGGATACACGTTTCTCTTCTGGTGACATGTAAGGAGCTTTTTTATAATCTGCACTCTTCTTCGGGTTCATTTTTAATTCATTTTGCATGGATGTATACAACTCTGAAAACAAACCTGAACCTCCTGGCAAATTCATTTGACTAGCCTCTTCGTCCGTAATCAAAACAAACCCATAATCTTCCATCAAACGAATCAAATAATCGAAATTCACCAAATATTCTCGGAAGACTTTATTAATCGATTCCTGATATACATTGATGGCATACCCTAAACTGGCCTCGTCATCCGGAAACCCGGTTTGGTCATACATCTTTGTCAATTCAAACATTTTGTAATCATCTTTGAAAATACTGACTCCTTCTTCTTTGTTTTTATTCTTCAACATATTGAACACGGTCTTTCCATCATAACATGTACCAATGAAACGACCATTCACCTTTGTACATTCGGCTACATTTCTCAAAAATTCATGTACAGAATGTTCATTTTCAAAGAAATAATGCATTGCAAACTGACAGGAACTTATTTGAAATCCGCTCTCACCCTTTCCATAATTTTTATAAACACCTTTTCCTATAATAGATGCATCTTTTGCACCAGCACCAAACACAGCTTTGGATATTTGTTTATCTTTTTCTGTATAATAGGCAGAACCGTTTCGAATATTTTTCCCGCTATCACCATGTAGAAACAATGCGTTTGGCATCTTTTCGTATTTTTTGTGTTCTTTCAAATAACGGGTGCATGCGCCATCCAACTGGTTCATGATATTATCTTTTGAAATATCAATTCCAAAAACAAATCCGAGTTTAGCGTGCTTCCATTTTGCCAAATCACCTGCTTTTCCTACCGCATAATCAATCAGAGTATCTCCTCGATTAGACACACTAGTAATCAATTTGGATTTCACATACAAATTATGAAAATTGCGCAAACTCTGCGTAGATGTTTCCATACTCGCTCGATTGTAATACACATCTTCATTGGAAACTGTTTCGGGAATATTTGTACCCGTGGTTATCATTTCTTCCGTAATGGGATTGTGTATTGAATGCCAGTTACTATTCGCTACATGATATGCATTACCATAGTTCTTCTTTCCACTTAACAATTCAGTAGTTTTATCATGTCTCATTCGCAATGGGACCCAACGCCATCCAACTTCATTAGTCGGTATGTATTTGAATTCTACTATTGTATTCTCATCGAAATAATCGCCTTCTTCTGTCATCATATATGTTTTTGAACCATCTTCTTTCAACATTATATTACATATAGCGGCATCTTTATCAAAAGGGTTGGTTGGTTGGAATGCAACCGGTTTATAAGTATCTTCATCGTCAATATCTTTGACCGAGGGAATATTGTCGTGAATCAAATCATTAAAAGGGTTCAAATATCCGTGTTTTTTTTCATCAAATCCACAACGTAATATCAATGTCTTGTATTGAATAATATTTTGAGCTCCTTGCATATTCTTTCCTTCCTGAAAAATATTGTGGATTTCGTCTTTTCCTGTTTTGTCCTTTTTAACAGACACCAAAAAGTCGATAGTATTGAATTCTGCGGGTTTCCACTTAAATGAATGTTCCCATGTAGTTTTGTAGAGGGGTCCCGGTCCTGAAGTCATACTTGTACCTCCTACAGGTAAACTCGCTGGGGTAAAGATAAGACCATCTGTATTGTATTCATATAACCCGTCACGTAAATTTGATAAGATTTTTGAACAACCACTGAATATACTGTTACTGCCTACATTACTATAGAATTCTTTGCATTTGATGGTAATGGGTACTGGCAATTCATTAACGCCTTTGGATACTTCTCCTTTCATAGATTTATCCATAATCGAATACGGTTTCAATAATTTAATGAATTCATACAAAATAGGCAATCGATATTTTTTCTCATCTTTTGTGTCTTCTTCCTTTTTTTCTTCTTCTTCTGTTTGACCAGTTTTTATAAACCCAAATTCTCTTATGGATTTGCCATGTACATAATAGACATCAAATGCTGCATACATATTGAAATATTTATTGTTTTTATCGTATTTTATATGCTCACCATCTAACAAACTATTGTGCAAAGTTTTTTCTCCTGTTTTTGCACCGGTAAACATCACATTCATATTCGTGTCTATCAAATAGATGTTTCCTTCTTCTGATATATACAATAATTTTCTGTCACCATCAGCTTTGTCCGTTACCGTGTAATCATTTCGAATGTTAGGCACTTTACTTTCTTCTGGATTTTCTAACATGTTCTCCATTTGCAGCGTGTAAGAACCTGGACCTATAAAATCTTTGGGTTGTACACGTCTCGGTCGTTCGTACGCTTCACCATGAACCAATCTCATATAGGATTGCAACAAATCATTTTTTTCTTTGTATGAAATCGGATATTGCGTTCCCTGTATTCCACACAATATAATTCGTATACATTTTCTCAATACGTTTGTCAATCGTAATGGTGTATTGTATTCACTTCCTGGACCTACTTTACTACTGTCTACTTCAATCTCAATTTCGTAACTTTCAACATTGTCAAATACTTCGGCTTCCTGGATGGTATACTTTTGAATAGGCAAATTATCCATTTTTTTGGAACTTCGAACAATACTCATATCAATAACCACCGGATACATATCATGATAGAACTGGACGCGATTCATGATACGAAAGTATTTTTTGGTATCGTCCCATTTCGACAATATACTACGGGCAACCTCGTGATGAGCATGGAAATCTTGCTCTGTCTGGAAAGAAACACGGAAATTGAAATCTTCCATATCTACTTTGTTTATTTTCTCGCCAGATGGCGTATATGCCTGCATTTTTTTCGTAAACTTTACCTTGTTGAAAGTTGTAGATGGCATATCAATCAACTTTTGGAGATTATTTGTTTTACAATATTCCTGTATCAAATCTACACCGACCACTTCTGCTCGAATGTTATCGGGTTTTGCTCTACCTGTCACCTTATCTATGTATTCGTTTTGTATACGAAGCATTTGCACACCATTCATATTATCCGTTTTGAAGCCATTTGACAAAATATGTTGAACTACATTGTCATAATCTATTTTTGAAATCGGACGAGCTACCCTAGGATTTGTTCCAAAACGTATCTCCAGTTCATTGCTCTTATTTCCTGATTTTATCAACGGATTACTTTCTAAATAGTGTTTCACAATTGTCTCAAATTCAGCTTTCTTTTGTGTAGGCGTTTTTTCTGTAGATGCTGAGGACGGAACTGATGGTATACGTGGCGACGGAGGGTCCATCGGTGACCTAGGATACATTGGTGGAGGTGGAGGCGGTATCGATGTAGAGGAAGATGTACTTTGACTATCCGAATCCATAATATATTATCTGCTATATAATTAGTTAATATATTATTTCTATTTCATTTGAAATCAATTTTTATGAGGGTGTTTAATACCATTTTATTTTTTCTGTAATAGCGTTGTATAATTCTGGTTTTGTCAGTTTCACCGTCAAATCCATTTTTACTTTTTCTGCCACCTCATACAGTTCATCCACTTTATAATTACCGATTGCTTTTAATGGGCGCAAATGACTTTCTAGACGATACTTTGTGTCTACTATTTCTTTATATTCTTGTTCCGTTAGAGGTGATTCGCAAATAGAAAATTGTTGGCGGTCGTCTTTTTGAAGTAGGTAGGTGTCTACATCTTCCATAGTATCTGATTGGATTTCTAGATAATATTCCGTGGATGGATGCAATAATATCAAATTCATATTATAATAAATTGCATATGCATACAGTACATGCATGCTTGTCGTTTTTGAATCGGTCAATAATTCCGACAATATTTCCTGGGCAGCCGCTTTGGTAATTCTTGTGTTTACATTTTTCAACAAAACCATATTATTTCTGATATAATTTCCTATTTTTTGCTGAATTTCTAGTTGTTTTGTACCGTAATGTGTCTGTATTTCTGTATATTCATCATACCCATATTTTGCTATATACAAACACCAGAACAATGTATCTTTCTGTTTCGGTTTTTTATATTCTACAGTCGCTGGTGTTTCTTTTTCTTTTGGAATGTTGACATATTGATTCTTCACCGTCTCCTGTTTTTCTATAAAAAGCTCTTCTTGTTTTTCTATGGCTTCCATGTTTCTATATTTCTTTTTGTAATCAACTGTGAACATGACATCTCGTATGTCTTCTAGATATGATTCTGGATGCAAATTATATGGTTCAAATAATAAAGACTGGATATATGCTGTCATTATTGGTTTACTACGCTATATGATATAGTCTCCTTCTCTTTATCTTCTTTATCAATAAAATATGAGTCCATAAACTCTTTCTTCTGGTATTCTGTAGTAATCAAATTTTCCTCCTGTTCTTTCATATATTTTATGTATTCTTCCATTTCCTGGAGTATGTTTTCCTCCAAAAACGTCATGTTTACGTAGACACCGCTTTTGTTTTCATTCAACTTGCACATATTTTTTGACAATATTTTCAAAATCTCTACTTGATGATGTTTGTCCATCGACTCGATTTGGGTTTTTAATTTATTTAAATGCTCGATTTTCTCCATACCTTTACAATCTAAATAGAATTTTATTTATATCGTTTTGCAATTACAAAATTCGAAAGTTATATCATACTAGATTATACAATGACGACATATACATCTACGAACAGTTTATTTCAATATACTGTTACCAATAATACTTCCTATGTTATGGATAGTTCTGATAATGAAATCATTGCCGACGTTTTTAATCATTGGGATTCGTTAGTTAGTCCAAACAGTCGGTTTACGAGTACATATACCATAGATATCAGTTTCAATATAGATAGATTAGATACGGGTGTTTTAGGTGGAGCTTCTGTACAAACTGCCTATTACTTTGGTACATTGTCTTATGGAAATACGTATCCAGCAACTGCGAATATTACTATGAACGATTTGTATATTAGTTCGATGAAGTCGAGTATACGTAACAGTGGAAAAACCGAATATTATTATGTATTGTTACATGAAATCGGGCATGTATTTGGCATAGGGTCTTTTTGGAGTTTATCTGGTACCCCAAAAGTATCGTATATTGAAGATGGACAGACCAAATATTATTATACCGGAACCCATGCAGTCAGAGAATACAAATCTTATATGCCAGCCATTGCTGATAAAATTCTGGGCATTCCGATTGAAGATAATGGGTCTAGTGGCACTATCAATGTGCACCCGGAAGAAGGCTATGAAGGTAGTCATTCTAGCGATAATCGATATATTAATGGTATTTTTCACCCAGGATTAGATACCGAATTAATGACTGGTTGGTTGGATAGTA